GTAGATGTAGAACCTGTTGGGGTCACGTGGGTAACGCATCCAGTTTGTAGCTGGGCCGCCGGCCTCATCACCCCACCCGGGGAACATGAGGTCCAATACCTCTTGGTTGATCTCTTTGACCGCCCTGTTTGCGCTGTTGAGCGCGACATCCATGAGGCGGACTGAGTCCGCAGGGCAAGCCTGCAAAGTACCCGCCACACACGTCACAGGCGATACAGCCGAAAACAAGTCAGGGCGTACTATCACCATGCGGCGCAGCACCTGATTGACCTTGCGGACGATGAAATCGTCGCTGTATCGGTACGGGGCTGTCTCGTCCAACAGCATCTCCCGCGCTTCCAATACGACGTCAGCAGCGGTAAAGCTCATGGCAGGTCACGAGAGGCATCTTCTTGGATGCGCTCTTCCTCGACGATGACAACTTCTGCCTCAACAATAGGCTGTGGGTCCAGTGCCTTGACACGACGTGCGCGTGGTTTGGCAGGCTCAGCCACTTCAGCAGGAGCCTCTTCGACGACTTCCTCGACAACTTCTTCAAAGTCTTTGCGCTGGGCGTAGGCTGGTTGCCAGATATACAACGTACCAGAGGGAATGTGGCGTAGCATGCGGTCAGACATTGTGATCTCCATGTAAATAGGGGGAGCATAAGCTCCCCCTGATTCTACGTCAACCTAGCTTATTAGACTTGGGCAGACGCAGCAGACACTACCTTACCGAACACGCGGACACGGACGCGGCCCGAACCCAGCGCAACGGTATTTTGCTGCACGCGGACGTACGAAGCAGTTGTGGTGTTGACCACAGTATTGGCAGCAGTAGCCAACTTAACGAGTTGTGTGCCCGCAGCGGCGTCAGTAGCCCAAGCAGTCAGACCAGTCACGTCGGCACCGCCGACTTGAATGTCCATGGTGCCAGTGGCAGTACCGGGGCGAACCACGGTGACGGACGCAGCAGTGACGATGAAACCAGCGTATGCTGGGATTTCAAAGAAATCCACAGTGTCAGCGGCGGCAACAGCCAGTTTGGAGCCATCCAGTTCAAAGTCCATGATCACTTCGCCGGGAAAGCTGGCGCAGTCAGTGGAAGCGGGGGCGAGACCTGCAGTGCGCAGGTTAGCAATAGTTTTAGCAGCCATTTCAATTTCTCCAGATTTGAGTTTGCGACCCCCCGGGTGTTACCCCGGGGGAGTTCATCAGCCTTGACGGACGTAGCCGACAGCCAGAGCTTCAGGCTTGACGGTCTTGTAGCCGTAGACTTGCAGGCCACGGATGATGTTGCCGAAGGTGGACTCAGCACGCAGGCTTTCCATTTCGGTCATCTGCGAAGCGAAAGTCAAGCCTTGCTTGGTACCAGCAACCACGTTGAAGCACTTGTTGCCGCCGTCAACAACGCTGTTCAGGTTGTGCGACACATACAGAGTGAAACGGTCGATCATGCCCAGACGGCCATTGCGCAGGATGGAGGTAGCGTCGCCAGTCAGCGAAGCATCCTTCAGGTCAGACTTCTTGATCAGGCCAGCCATCCAAGCAGGGATCACCAAGAAGCGATCGCTGTCAGGGCAGTTTGCCTCGTCCAACACAGTGCCCAAGTCCACGATGAACTCGGTAACAGACTTGGTGCTGGAAGCGCCGTCTTTGGTCAAAGCCAAAGCGGAACCGGTAGCGCCCAAGTTGATGTTGCCAGAGATGCGACCAGCGGTAGCACCACGGTTCAAGGCGGAGATGTCAGGCAGCATGCCGGTCAGGACGTTGGCGTCGATGCGGATTTTCATCTTCTCAGATGCGTCCTTCGACCATGTGTCCATCAAATTGATGTCGGCCTGAACCTTGTCCACGTCGTCTTCGATGGCAGCGAAGTATTCGCCTTGGTCGATCAACAACTGGATTTTTGGCTTGTCAGGACGCTCAACAGTCAGCGTCATACCTTTTTGGTATGGGCGGATTGTCAGCTCAGGGCTGGTGCGGATATTCACGGTGTCACCCATGGACTTGATCTCACCTTCATAGTCGGTGTTCGAGATCGCGGCCAAGACGGTGGCGTCGTAGAAGTTTTCGATCAGCTTAGCTGACCAGATTTCGGGGATGAAGTTGCCGCTGTAGTTAGCGGAACCGGGGGCGACTGGATAGGTCATATCTTACTCCAAAACAAAAAGTTGATTAAGCTGCGCTCTGGACTACTCGTCCTTCGCGCTGGGCCAAAAAGATGTCGTTCTCCAACGTACGGGCTTCAGCCTCACGACCTTTATAGCGACCATTCATCTTGTCAGCGTAGAACTTCGCGATCTCTGTACGAGCCCACTGTTTCTTTGCTGTCGCTGCTGGAGGAGCCGAACCTGCGCTTGCGCGACCGGGTGCGATCTGCCGTTCCAACTTTGAGACGTTACTCGCTTGCTGGGGTGATGGGGTTGTGCTCGGTGCTGGGACGTTTGCAACGCCAGCCTCGCGCTTCCACTGCTCAAAAAAGTTCACGACACGTTCGAGGTTGAGGTTCGTATGTGCATCGGTCAGAAGAGTTTGACGCTGTAGGCCCGAGAGAGGGTCTTCAGACAACAACCAGTCGTGGAAACGAGGCTGCTCATTGATCTTCTGCCAATCAGGTACGCGGCCACCAAGCTGCTCGTAGAATTTCTCATGAGCTGTCTTGGCCTGATTGTCTGCAACTTGGCGAACAACAGGCACTACACCTTGCAGTTGGTCTATGCGGCCAAGCAGTGCTTGTACAGCTTGTGCCAGAGGGGCCATCTCTTCACGGGAAACACGGCGAGCGAACTCGACCATGTCAGAACCATACTCGGAGACGTCTTTGTCTGTCACGTGGGCTGGGCGGCTGCTTTGCGCTGCGGGCTGGGGTGCAGCCTGCATCTGGGCGACCAATTGCTCCATGTTGGCGAGACGTTGCGCGGTTTCATCCAAACTGCGTTTTTGCGCGTTGAATGTGCCTTGCAGCGAGCGCCAGCGTTGGGCGTATGTGGGTCCGTTCTCATCCTCAGCCGAGGTGGCCGATGATTCAACAGGGGTTGCAACTGCAGTAGTGGTCGGCTCTGCTCTGGTCTCAGTAGCTGGAGTCTCTGTGGGAGTCTCAACTGCTACCGATTCGCTGGGTTCAGCTTCGCCTGCGGGCGTTTCGGCCTTTGGCGTGTACAGCTGGTCTGCGATGACTTTTGCGTCGTCGATCTGCTTCTGGAGTTGGGATGGTAATGCCATTTTGTACCTTGCTTTCTGCTAAGGAATCAAGACCGTATGACCTGCCGAAGTTCGGTCAGTGCCTGCACCCGGCCTTTAAAGGTGCTGAAGTGCTCAGGGGTACCTTGCGCCATCTGTTCCAGTTCGGCAGAGCGCAAGCGTTCCAACAGGTCGATAAAACCCGGGAAGTGCTTGCCAACCTGCTTGCACAGGTTCTGCTCGTCGTCTGAAAAGGTAAAGCGCATGGTTAAAACACATTCGTATGTGAGTGCACACTATACATCATCGTTAGCGCGTGTCAACACGCCTGCGTAATCTTCCGTGTGCAGCAATAGCCACAACATGGCTTGGCGGGAGCCTGCGTTCTCCGCGTGCAGCGCAGAAATGCGCATCTGTGACACTGAAGCTACCGCGTGGGCGTGCCGTGCTTTGAGCCCCTGCGTCGACGGTGCCAAGCATCACAACGCTGCGCCCGCCGTACACTTTCGCAGTGCTGTTCTCTGACAGAGCCTGCTTGTACGACACCCGGCCTAGAACAGCAGTGACCGCCACACCGACAGCCGTTGCCACATGTACAGTCGTAACAGCTTGTGTGCGTTTGGCCACACTCGACCCGCCACAGCCGTAGCCGATATACTGCGAAGTTGTCTTGACTTTGCTACCAGACACGCGGGCCCAGCCGTCATACTCGACAATGGTATTCGCAGGGTTGATAACTACCAGCGCTGGAGAGTTCGCGCTGGTCTTGGCTGTACCACCATGGCAGAACACCTTTGCATCCACGATGCCGCGAACGGTCAAGCGGCGTGGCCTACGCTCTTGTTTCTGCCCAATATTTTCGACAACGCCAGCCGCCGCAAATGTATCAAGCCCAGTCTCTGAAGTTGACAGCGCACCGGTGATATGGACAACGCCAGACCCCACGAGAGTATCTGCTCCATCGGTGGTGGCCATGTCGCCTTCCACCAGCACAGCGCCTTGTCCTGCACCTGTGTCTGCACCTTCAGACGCGTTCTCGTAGCCATGAATCAACACGTCGCCAAGGACGTAGATAGTGTCAATGGCTTCAGACGTTGCAAGTGCACCAGCGACCTGCACTGCCCCGGATACTGCCGCTGTGTCACTCGCGCCTTCAGTGGCGGAAAATACCGCATATACCTCGACGACACCAGCGCCTGAGAAAACATCTTGACCGGCTTCAGACACGGCCAACACGCCAGTCACAACGGCTACGCCTACGCCGGCGAACGTATCGTTACCAACCTCGGAGACGTTCAGTGTGCCCGAGATAACTACATCACCGGTGCCAGCGAACGTGTCGCTGCCTATCTCGGAGACGCTCAGTGCGCCTGAGACAACTACGTCGCCAACACCAGCGAACGTATCAACACTCTCTGTAGCCGCGAGCTCGGCTGCGACGTACCCATTCCCTGCGGTGGCTACGATTTGCGCACCGACAAGCTGCTCCGATAGGGAGCCTGTGTTGAGTCCGTCTACAGCCATAGCCTACTCGCGGTTAGGCTGAAGATCACGCGTGAGTGATTGCAGCGCTCTGGATGATGACTGTCTGAGTAGTCGTGATGTTGGTGTTGTCCAATATGACATCAGCCGCCGACATACCAACAGTCAAACCGGTCACGATGTCTGTGTTGTCGCTCTTGCGGATGCGAGCCGCAGCAGCTACGCCAGTGGCGTCAGCAGCGTCCTGTTTGGGGAAGTTCGAGAACGTCAAAACACCACCAGAGGCGGTGCCAGCCACGGACTCCAGCGTAAACGTAGCCAACACGGTGGCCATACCAGCAGTGCCGATTTCCAACTTGCCGCCAGAGCCGATCTGGGTGACAACTGCTTCGAGTCGTGCGTTTTTTACAGCAGTAGTGTAGTTGACAGCCATGATGTTTCCTTCAGTCGATTACGAACAGACCCTCAGAGGCCGTAGCCGGAGGGAAGTACAGGTCAAACGCGCCGTTCGTTGCCGAAGTAGCCTGCTCAAGTGCCACAACGCCAAGAGCTTTACCTTGCTTAGAGGTATTGTAAATCAGCCCACCAACTACGTTGCTGATGGACACACGATCCCAATGCGCATCGGTGAAAGAAATCACGACAGCTGTGCCGTCTTCCGTGACACTGAAGCCATCAAGTTGCTTACCACCAGCGGTATACCCCGGGCCAGCGACTTCGCCGTACGCGGTGTACTCTGTGGTGAACTCGTCGAGTTTCGCCTTGTCGGTGAACAAAGCAATCATGTAGCGGTCATTCCCGCCATGAACGCCACGTAGGGCCTCAGCTTTGTAGCTGACGCAAAGTCCGGGTCTGCACGCCATCAAGCGCCTCCGTTACCTGTGATTTGATTGGACACTATGTTGGCTCCTTCGCCGCCCATGGGTGCACCACCCGGGCCGGTTTCGCGAACCACCACCTCTTGGGGGGCCTGCTGTGCAGCCTGCTGCATCATCTGCTGCTGGCGCTGCATCTCTTGGTTGACCTCGATCTGCTCGTTGGTCGGCACGATGTCGTCCACTGGCATGGCCAGACCCTTTGCCACTTCCCGCAGGATGGCTGCGCGACCTGTTGGGCCCACAATCTGCGAGTCGATGGGGTTGGCTGTTGCCTGCAGGAACTCGACACGACGGACGTTGAGCTGCTCCCGGTTGGCCAGTGTAACCGCGCCACGTGGGATGATCTCGCAGTCGCCTTTAAGCGCCGCGTCGTCAATGTACTGCATGTTCCAGTTGTACTGCGCTGTGACCAGAGGGCCGATCACGTCAAAGTCAATGTGCATGATGGTCTGGCGGATGCCCTTACCAGCAGAGCCCATGAGCATCGACAAACCAGAGGCTGTGCGACCTGCGCCGCCCACCTGACCGTCGCCGTAGACATAAGCCGGAATGCCGGACTGCTCATCTGCCATGCGAGCGAACTGCCCATACACGGCCAACAGCGGACCACTGCGGTCGTCAGGCTGGTTAAAGCGTACAGCAGGTTGGCCAGAACCCATCGGATCAGACACGGTCTGCCACACTTTCCACGGGAACACGCGTGTGACCTTCTCGCCTTCGGCCAGTCGATCGACGCTGATCTCCACCTGTGGGCCGGACGCAAGGCCCATATTGTTCGCCAGTGCGCGAGCAGCGGCGTTGCACATGGCCTGCACGTCTTCGATCAGCTCAGGGTAGCTCACGCCCCACAGTGCGCCGGGGCGCTTGACAGCCGACGTCATGCGGTATGGTTTGTCGCCCAGCGGGTCGTAGTTCAGTGTGGCTTTGATGACCCAGTGGCCGATCAACCAGACGCAGGCGTCGTACATGCGGGCTGTGTCAGGCACTTCTTCAGCGCTCAGACCCCAGTCGATCAAATCTTGTCCACTCACGGGGCCCCAGAACTCGATCGCGTCGAACTTGTTGCTGTCCGAACGCCAGACGTTGAACTTGTTTTCCAACTCAGCTTTCATCAACTCGGCGGACCACATCCACTCGTTGTTGCTGCCTTCGTCGAGAACCGCACGGATCGCACCGTCGTCGTAACCCGGGACACCGATCAGCTCCGACAGGTCAGACTTCGTCAGGCGGTGGTGCTCGATAGCGTAGCCCTCATCCAGACGTGTCAGACCCGGCTCTGGGTAGAACCTGTAGGGGTCAACACGGCTGTAAGTAGGTACTAACTTCTCTTGAACTTGTGGGCTGTATGAGCCATCTGGTGCCTGTACCCACTCCAACTGGCGGCTGCGGCGGACCGTTGGGCCTTTCAAAATCGCTGCTGGGTACGTTGACAAGTCGCTGATGAACGCGTTGAAGCCATCCACCATGCCGCCTTCAGCAAACTGGTCCTGAATCTGGCGCTTCATACGCTCTGCGCGATCGACGGAATCCTCCATCAACGCAACACGGATGTCTTCGCGAGCCTGCTCCTTGAATGTCTCCATCATGAGTGGGCTGAGCTGCTGGCTACTCTGAATCGCCTTGATGACCTGCTCGCCCACCAGTGCTGTGACCTTCTGCTCATAGTCAGGCGGCACGTCGGGCATGGGTGTAGGCTTCAAGTCGAACGGGATCATGCCTTCATCAAGCAAAATATCCCGCAACCACGACTCAGCGCCACGGCACTTGGTCTCTGTGAGCATCATGAAAATCTCGGAGCCGCCCGATTTGCGAATCTCGTTGAGTTTCTCCGGCTCATACTCACCCGTGCGCTGGCGCAGGGCCTTGAGCATTTTGCGCTCGATGGGTTGCTTGGCATCGCGAGCCGCTTCCCAGCAATTGCGAACATGTTTGGCCAACCCTGTGAGGATTGGAATTTGCTGGCGCAGTATGGCGGCGTTCGCAGAATCTTTCGCTGCAGCCTCCGCATCCAACTGCGAATTCGATTTGATTACGACGAGTCCGGCCATATGCGTGGAGGTGTGGGTGGTAGAGTAGTCCTGCCGGGATTCTACACCTCCCCGGGTTTCTGTCTATAGCAGCCTCAAGTCCATGCTTCCATGGACACACTCTCGATCGCCCGAGCCTTGTTTCTGGACATCCTACCCCCCTGCTGCGCGTCTGCGTGCAGGCACAGGTACTGCATGGCATCGGCGATGTGTGATGCCTCATTTTTGTCCGGCGTGTCGTCCGTCTCGCCGTTGTTCTTGACCTTGTAGCGGTACTTGCCTCGCAGTGCGTTGATGAGCGGCCTGCAGCTGGGGTCGATGAGAACCCCGGGGCCGGTGTCCACCTGCCTGTTGAGGAACTGCTCCACGGCAGTGATCCGTGCGATGATGCTGTTGGTGTACGCAGGCTTAGCCAGCAATCCTTCTTGCTCAAGGATGTCGTACACGGTCTTCTCGTCCGTCTGCGCCCGGGCTGTTCCCGCCGGGTCTCCAATGACCAGTATGGGAGCGCTGGGAAAACTCTGAGCCAGCTCTGGCTTGAGTATGGTGCGCAGAAACCTGAGCAGGCCCATGCCGTCTGCGGTCAGTGAGCGAAACACCAGCAAGCGCCCGAGCGCGTCTATCTGGCCAATGACCGCGCTGGGGTTCAACCCGAAGTCCATGCCGATCAGCACAGGTCTCATCCCGTTCAATATGGGGTTGAGCGGGTTATTGGCCACGTGGTACGAACTGTCGAAACTGCGGAACACCGGCTGCCCCGCAAGGCTCTTGCCGAACTTGGCGTGGATGTAGACGTCGATGTACTCCTGTGTCTTGCCCTTGGCCAAGTTGTCGTAATACCCAGACGGCAGCAGCTGTATCCAGTCCGCCTCAGAGCTCAAGCCCGATGGCTGGATGGTGACGTGCATGTTGTCCGGCGGGCTGGCCAGCAACCCTTCCCAGAACGAGTCCATATCTGGCGGGTTACTCATCCCCCACAAGTGGCTGTTGGGCTGTCCGTCGTCAGTCACGCATCCCTGTATGGGATTGCCCTTGCTGTCAAGGCCCCACTCAGGGCGATGCGGCACCATCATTCCGTCAGGGTAGCGGCCCAGACGACCTTGCAACGCTTCAAAAACGTCCTTGTTAATCTCTCGAAACTCGTCCAGCACAGCAAAACTGGCCTGCAGAGACAGCAATCGTCGCACGTCGTTGGAGTCATCCAAGCCCCGGAACAGCACTTCGCACTCAACATCGTCGAGCTTCAGGAAGAATTTGTACTCGGACTTGAGGAACGAGCCCGCCAAACCGTCTGGAAACCACTTCAAAAAGTCAGGGATCGACGTGTCTCGCAACTGCTCTCGGGTGTTCCGCACCCAAACACAGCGACTTCTGCGGATACCGTCCCTGCTCGGGGCCATTTTTTTGGCGTGGTACAGGATTTTGACAATACCAGCGGTTGTTTTTGTCGAACCTACTGGGCCACATACCAGTGACAAGAATTTCTCTGACAGGAAGAACGGCACCAGACTCGGCACAGGAGAAAACTGCAGCGTGCTCATAAGTAGTCGTCTCCAGCATACTCGTAACTGTCCGGCTCATCGAACAAAATGTTAGTGGGTGCTCGCTTTTTCGCTACTGGTAGCGTGATGGTCGGCACTTCTGTAATGTCGCTTGCGTTGAGTGTTTTCGACGAGGTGGTCACGAGCCCACCGGGCACGTTGATGGTGATGCTGAACCCCGGCCCTGCAGTTGCTTCCACGGCCTTGTTCGGTTTTGCACCAGCGAGCTCGATGAAGTTCTCAAAAGCCTTGACCCGTGCAGCTGCTGGAGCTTCAACGTCCCTGACCAAGTGGTACATGGTCGGCAACAGGTCTTCCACCAACAGGCGTGACTTGGCTTGGATGGAGAAGCCGTTGTCCTTGAGCTCAACTGTGTACGCGTCTACGTACCGCTGAAACTGCGGATTGGTTGAAATGGCATCGTACTCAGCTTGGGTCAAACCTTCACTGGCAATCACCTCGGAGACTGGGCGCAGAGCGCCTACATTGTTCCGGGCCACGGCCAACGCGAGTTCTCGCAGAAGCTGGTCTGCTGAGATTGAGTTGTGCATGGGGCGAATGTAGCATGAATGCTGGCGACCGGGAACCCCCGATCCGACGCGGTGCTTGGAAGTGTCTCCAAACCCTATGCGCTTAACCAGCCGGGATATTGTATATGTACTTGGCCTACAAAAATAGGCCGGGGAATTTTTTAAGTTACGAATAAGTTGGTAGATTG